TTCTGCGATTGTGTTCTCTCGCTAACTCTGTACCCCTTACTATTTCTTTCAAGGGATACTGTAATAAATTTGTAAATTGTTTGTAAAACTCTTTAAATCTTTCCCCTTCATCCTGTATATCATCAAACTGATAGTCTACAAACCCATCATATAACATGAACCCCATTGATTTGAGTTCTTTATACATTCCTTGTCCACCAAACCCCATACATAATTTTCTATGCAAAAGAGGTTTAAAAGTTTTCTCAGTAAACCTAATGTGACTAGTCCTAGTCTCAACAAACAAATCTATGAGTATTTTGTCATAGAATTCTGCTGGACTCTGTGTTACTGCCCATCCACCTTTTTTATGCAAAGGATGAGCTTGGTAAGAAAAATCCCAATTCTTTGACCAATCTAACATGAACTTCCTTTTAATATCAGTATATACTCCTTGACGCAAGTTGGAACAATACTTATTGATTAAATTATCCTTTTCTAATAACTCCCACAACTTTTGTCTATATGGTCTCATAGAATGATTTAAACAACAAAAGTGTGTATCTTCACTACCAGAGTAGTTTTTTATATTAGTTCTTTTTAGTTCGTCATCCCAATATGAACCATGTCCAATTACTTGCCACAAAAAATATAATCCATATGGTTTATGCACGGCATTTCTTGGTAATAATTTACTAGAGTCTATGTATGAACTATCGATAACAGTAAAACTTAAAGAAGGGAACTCTGAAAACAAATCTAACTTTATCAGTTCTTTCTTGGGTAAGAAGGGATTTAATATTTCCTCTTTTAAATTATGAACCACTAACCTATTTATCTTGTTTTCAGATAGGTGTTCTTCTAACTTGGGAACGGTAAGGGCTTTCCTAAAATGTTCCATACACCAGTATTCAGCTGGATTCTGGGTCATCTGGGTCATGGTCTATAATTTTTTCATTCTCTTTCTTTAGTGCTTTCAACATATCAGAAGTTGTACCAGTAAAAACTAGGTTGTTTGTTGTTTTACTAATAGTTCTTGGTTCATCTGAATTCTTTTGAATTCGATGTTTCTTCTCTTGGACTTCCATCATATCCTTGGCTTGTTCACCCATAGTCTTAATGATTTGTCCAGCAACTTCATAAGCACGAGGATTGTCACTATTTGTAGCAACATTCAAAATACCTTGAGCGGCTTCCTCCGCGTACTCGGCTGAGCGTTTCAAAAGATTCCTTGCTTCCTCAAAATCTTTATCTAGTTTCTCATCTTCTTTTTCAGGCACAGCGGGAACGCCACCCTTTTTCTCAGCAAGTTCTGTAGTTACGGTGTTGAATGTTTTATCAAGTGCATCAAATACTTTATTTTTTGGCATAATTATACATAAGTTTGGTCAAACTCCTCCACAAACCTATAGGGGTCATCCTTATAGGGATTTGCATTATGATTAGGTGGTTCCTCAAATGTTACGGTAGGTGCATCTGAATAACCACTCCCAGCGTCATCTATAACAATTTTAGTTACTACTCCATCCGTTAACTCAGCATGTGCTCTCGCGTTACCAGTAAGAGTAATATTGGGTGGACTAGTATATCCTGCTCCACCGTATGTTATAGTAAATCCTGTAACCGAACCACCACTTATTGTTGCGGTTGCGGTTGGTAGTGTATTCCGTACTTCAAATGACTGTGTGACTCTCGGCCCACCAAATTCTGAATTCTCATATGTTTCTGCTATTGCTTTTTTGATAAACGACTGATTACTTACAAAACCATAATAATTTAATTTCATGGTAAAGTTAAGTGTCCAGTTAATACTTTGTCTATCTGCAAATGCACCCTCAAATGTATCTTCGTAACTAACACTATCCAAAGTTATTTTTATATCTCTTTTAATACCTAACTCAGGCAAATCATTTATTGTCACATTGAAGTCTGGGTTAAAGTATGGGAAAATCTGTTCTACTATCTGCAATGCATCTTCTTGATTTTTTGCAAACACATATAAAGATATGTTCATATCATATGGTGTAGATACAAAACTTGTTCTATATGAATTTGTTTCCGCACCAGATGTAGTTATGTTCTTTTGTACAGGCGAAACCTTTCTTGATGGGTCATATTGAAACCCAACAATCTCAAATCCCATGCGAGGCAAACTAATTGCAACTTCTCCACGAGATTCGGTGTCTGGTATCGCCTCAATTCTAGTTAAAAACTTTTGTTTTGTAGAGTATGAAAGAGGTACACGAATCACTTGTTCAGTAACCCCACCAGCATTTGACCTGTTTATTTGGATATTATTAAAAATAGTACCAAATGCAATTATGGCCTTGCGTGTGTGTTGATTATAAAATTGTTTATTTTTAAACATTATATTTCACCAAATGGATTCTTCTCTGTAAAGTCTAATATGTTAGATGCGGATTGTAATGAATCAAAGTCCTCGTTGTCCACGCCAACATTTCCTCTACTGGTTTGGAAACTCTCTAGTATCAGAGTAGATTGGTCTTCTAGTCTTAACAAGTCGCCATTCTCCAACTGGAACTGGAACTGTAGAATATCAAGACTTTGCAAGTCTTCGATTCCATCGATATCACTATCACCAGTATCAAGTCTTTCTGAACTGTACTCAAAGAGTTCGCATTGAAGTCTGAATGTATAAATTTTTCCTAACTGATAAAAAGGATTCTGAAACTCTACCAGTTTAATTTCAAACAAAGATTTTGTTTTTGGAAAGTATAACAAGTCACCTTCAGCGGGTCTTGCCGTTAACTGGAATGTACCACCAGCATCTTCTTCTCTATCAACCATCTGTTCCCACCTTCTCTTGGAAAGAACAAATGTTGCTTGGTCTCTAATTTCTATTCCAAACCTAGTGAATAGTTCTCCTTCGCCCTCATACCCTTCTACATTTTCCAAGTACATTTCGAGTGGATATTGTTGCGTGAACTTAGACAATTCATCTTCATCAAAGATAGTGTCCCTGTTTACCAAAGTCCTAGGCATATAGTGAACATCATGTCCATATATCTTTAGACTTTCAATAACCAAGTCTTCTACTAATCGTTGTTCGTTAGCAGTTCCACTTGTATTGCCAGATTGGAAGTAAACATTGGTTGCCATTTATTTACCCTGTCATCATCATTGGGGGTAACTCATACTTCATTTGCATTTCATCTTCTATTATAGAAATTTCTTGAATTGCTTCTCCGTATATTTGGTCACCATTGAGTGTTACTCCGCCTGGCAACGCGATTCCCCCGAACTTTTTCATGTTCTCACCCCATTGTCTTTTGATAAGAGCAGTAGCATATCTTTTCAAGAACATATCATCATAAACCTCTGTAAATGTATCTGGGTCTATTATAGCATATGCTTCCGCGACAATATAATTATCTATATCAAAAGTTGCATCCATGTCCGTATCTAGATACATTCTGTTTGTTTTTCTGTTAAACCTAATAGCTCTTTCATTACTGAATATACTTTCTAATACATTCAAATGGGTCTTAACCATTGAGTAGTATGTGATATCAGCAGAAAGTAGATTGTATAAGTCATTCAATGCAAACTGATAATCTACATCAAACAGTCCATCTGATTTACTACCCACGAGAGCACCGAACTTAAACGCTCTTATTATATTCAAAATATTATTACCTATAGGGATATATCCATTTTCTATATCACCCTTCGATATACTTTGAATAGTTGCAGTAGTACCAGAGTCCGAACCTGTAATTACTTCACCTACTTCAAATGCTGAAGCGGTAACTGATTTTTCATATATTACTGAAGTACCAGAACTTGACTCATGTATTGTTGATTTCGCACCAGATGTTCCACCAATGAATGTTTCCCCTGCTGTGAATGTAGCACTACCTGTCAAAGTTATGGTAGACCCAGTTAACTTGTGTTTGATAAACGACCTCTCGACACCATCAAAATGGTATTCATTCCAATGTTGAAAGGCATCATCTATTCTATCTGATATTTGGTCTTCATCGACATTGATTTCGATGACAGGAGCTCCCAATCTTCGCAAACAATAGTCAATGAGTCCTTGTCTTGTGGATAACGCCATGTGGACTCCTAAAAATAATTTTAATTTCTTCGACTATTTATAAGACTTAGGATTGGTCGTATGCGTATAGTAAGGCTTTGAGGGCGTCAATCTCTTGTTTTACAAACGCTGTAGTGGCAATTTGTGTTGTATTTGTCCCAGTTGACGCTGTTGGAGCGGTTGGTGTTCCTGTTAAAGCTGCACTAGCAAGAGGTGCCTTGGTAGCAATATTATTTGTTACTGTAGTAGAAAAGTTCTCATCATCTCCCAAAGCAGCTGCAAGTTCATTTAAAGTGTTTAAAGTTGATGGCGCAGAGTCAACAAGATTTGCAGTAGCTGTTTCAACATAGGCAGTTGTAGCAATCTTTGTACTATTATCACTCGCAGATTGTGTTGGCGCAGTAGGATTACCAGTAAGTGCTGGACTAGCAAGTGTTGCATACGCGCTTAAGTCTGGTGGTGTGTATGTAAATACACCAGTAGAATTATTATATGAAATGCCACCGTCACCAGATGCAGATGCTTCACTACCCACAGACAATCCACTAAGGGTCACAAAACTACCAGATTGTTGAGCGTCAATTAATGTTCTAATCTCAGCTGCGGTTACACCAGTTGCAAGTGCTGGAGTTCCAGAGTTATCCAGTATTGCAGCTTGGTCACCAGAATCAATTGCAACTCCTTCCCACTTCTTAGTGGAAGAACTATATCGTAGGAACCTACCATCTGTTGTAGCAGATGAACGGTCAATATCATCTAAGAATTCTAGTCGAACTTCACCACCGCCACCGATACCTTGCATAGCAAGAATCATTTGTCGGATATTTGTATTGATAGAGTCTATTTGTTTTTGAACACTAGCAGTCTCATCAACCTGTTCTTGTACAGATTCTTTTCTTTCCGCGAGATATTGAACTGCGAGTTCTTGTAATTGTCTTTCGTCCTTGTTCTTCTTCTCTACTGGTTTGAGATTAAGAATATCCATGACAGTACTGTAAGCATCTTTAGTTACATTAAATGACTCTGGTTGCGCTTCTTCTGTTATCTCTTCTGTTTCTTGTACCGCACCAGCATATTTCATTTCTAACTTATTAACCTTTGCTTCTAAGGCAGAAATATCTGGGTCTAATTTTCCTGTTGTATTTGGTTCTGGGGGTGGTAATTCTTCAGGCCACTCTTTATCCATATCTTCTGACATTTGACTTACTGGGCGAATGTCAAACTCTGAAGCCATTTTCTCTGGATTGATACCAGCAAAGAAATCGGGAGTTTCTTTTACTATCTTTTCTTCTGGTTCTTCATATATTAATGGAGTTACATCCTTAAACTCATCTCTAATTTCTTGTAACTTTTCTAATTTGTTTTTATTTTGTTCTTCAACTTCCGAAAGTTTTTTTAACTCGCTCTTAAATACTCCCCAGAAATCCTCTTGGACTTTTTTACTGTGGGACTTTTTCTTCTGAGATTTTTCTACTTCTTTGAGAATTTCTTCTTTTTGCAGTTGCTGGTTTCTAGTTTTTTCTTTTGCAATTGCCTCAAAGAGTTTTTTTAACTCATCCATTACTCTTTCCTTTTTTCTTTCGGTTTCTCGAAATCTACCGTAACTCCAGAATCATTCCAAGACTTCTTTTCTTCTATGCTGTAGTCCTCGCCATACCTACCTCTATCACGGTTACCATCTCCGTTCAATTCGGTTAGGTCTTGTTGTGTTTCTTTAAAATTTTTTGCCACTTTTCATTTCCTTATGATTTAGTTACTTGTGGTGTTACCGTTATTATGCCTTCCTGTACCCTCAATACTTCTGGTGCGTTTGTAATTTCAACATCATAAACATATCTACCAGACTTCAACGCGGCTGTTTGTGTTGCTGTCAAAGACAAAGTTATAACACCAGTAGCATCAACTTGAGCGGTTGTAAAACTATTATAAGTAGTACTGTCATAGCTTTTTCGGAACTGTGATTCTGTCGTATAGCCTGTAAGGTTTTTAGCGGTTGACCCATCTGTAGTTACTGTTAGGGTCTCACTAAAAGTAGTACCTTGGTCTATCGTTATATTTTTAATTACTTTTTTTGCCATGGAAAATACCTTTTAAATTATGAGAACAATTGTCACCCTCAAATACGGAAACAAATACTCTGCCGATGATGTAAACACTATTTATAATATGTGTAAACCATATCTATTCGGTGGCAACTTTTGGTGTCGAACCGATGACCCAAAAGGATTAAAACAAGGAATACTTACACAGAAGTATACTGGTCTAGGCAACTGGGAAAAAATCTTACTTCTTGGTAAAAATTTTGGTGGCCGAACCATATATTTAGACCTCGATGTTATAGTTCAAGGTAACCTTACCCCTTTATTTGACCTTTGCGATGAACCTACCATATGCGAAACATACTGGAAAGACTTTGGTGGCGCGTGGAACTCTAGTGTTATGGCATGGAAATGTGATAATGCCGCCTATATAACAGAAGCATTTTTCAAAAACTTTGATTTAAACTTGCATAAATACGATGGTAAGGATGATAATTTTTTATATGATGGAAGGTTCTTTAAACGAACATTCCCAAAAGGATTGATATATTCGTTCCTTGCTGGGGTAGACATGGAAACAGATACCTCACCAAGAGCTCATCAAATAAAACCAGATTATCCAATTGTCTTGTTAAACGGACAAAATGAAGTCAATTACAATTTGAGACAAAAATATTATGATGCACTTTCTTTGCATGAAATGGGGGAATAAGTACTCTCCAGAATATGTAAATAATCTATACAGAATGGTTCAGCAGAACTACACCAAAAGGTTTAAGTTCATATGCTACACAGACGAACCAGAAGATATACACAAGGATATTAAGATTCGGTCTATACCCAATGTAGACCCTCTCCATCCACGGCATTGGTTTGGTCAAGAAAACTTCTGTTGGGATAGAGCAAAGTTTCTTGTTCTCAATTCCCACCATTGGTTAAAAACCAAAGGGCCTTTCTGTTATCTGGATTTAGATGTCATAATTCAAAACAACATCGATGACATATTTGAACTATCGAAAACTCCGCACATGATTTATTCCAATTGGGAAAATCCAAAAGTTCTCAATGACAGAAGATTTACAGACATGCGTGGCACATTATACAACTCTAGTGTCATGTTATGGTGTACTGACCAAGGGGAAAAGATTTACAATGATGTAATGAAACACAAGGACACGGTGTTTAAAACCTTTTGGAAAGGAACCGATAACTACTACCCATACAGAGAACATCAAGCAGTAGGCGATAACTATTGGTCGTTCTTACCTAGTGATTGGGTATACTCCTACAATAGAGGGAGACAACATCCCAATGATGTCACGCAACACCTGTATAGAGAAGGTGCAAAATTCTGTATCTTTGAAGCATCCGTTGGTGGTAGAAACAAAAACAATCTCAAACCACACGAGTTAAGAGATTACAATCTACTCACACATTGGCACGGCAAAACAGAATTTGAAAGATTGTGGTTACCCAAGTTTCCAGATAACTTCTTTGATAAAAATAAACATACCAATAAGATATCTCAGTTATTGCGTACTAAAGACTACGATACACTAGAAGAAAAATTCTTCAAAGACTTACCACAACTAAAACAAGATTGGGAACAATATTCAAAAGAGTTTGAAACACTACGCGAGTGGATTGGATTTGAATCTTTAACAGATAGTATGCTACAAGAAAACTATATGGACAAGGATACAATATCAGACATAAAAGAACTTATTGAAACAAATGATTTGCAATCCCTTTCAGAAAAAATGATTAATGACTTCCCAGAGTTGGAAGAATATTTTAAAGGTACAATTTCTGAAGTGAAGGTACATGTACCAGAATTAGAAAGAGAGATATCTGACCTTATTTTTATACGACAAATAGAACCGCACCACAAGGATATTATCAAAGAACTATATGATTCTGGTGATATGATTTCAATGCATAAAAAGTTTCTCGCTGACTATCCAGATGACCCTGTACTGTTACAGGGTGATGAGTCTTTGTATTGGAACAAAGATGCAAATGAGATATATGACTTTTACAAACAGAGGTACATATATAAGTCTCATCTAACCGCGTTTGATGAAGCGAAAGAACTGGGCGCTGTTAGATATTTCTGGAACATAAGTTTTCTACAATGTTTCGCGTTGTATAAAAGACTATGGGATAAAAACACACTACCACAAATCAAAAAAGATGTCATGGATAACATCAAAGAACATGGGATGCAAAGGGTGTTCTGGGATGCGTCAGCTGAAGATGTTCAATCCCTGTACAAGAAATACTATTTACAGAACCTAAAAGAATTATTTTATAAAGAAGATTATGAGAAAGTATTTGAAAGACTATACAACATCATGCCCAAACAAGAACTCATATCAATCATTAATCAAGATAGTGTAAAAGATAATGATACTCTTGTCAAGTATTTTCAAATGCATGGGGAACAATATAGTGACTTATACACAGGATTGTATGATGATGGCAATCCAGAAGGTGCATTAATACAACTATCTACCAAACAAAATGATACTGGGAATGAATTTAATGATATTTTTGTCAATGGAAAAGAACATACACTAGATTCTCTCAAGACTGTAGTTGAAAACTTCAAGTTACAATGGGTTACATTTATGTGTGAAATCACAGACCCGACAAACTGTGACCAAATTGAGTCTATTTGTCGGTATTTTAAAGAAAAATTAGGCTGTACAGTTACCGTTCAAACATTTAAGTCATATATAAAAGACCTACCTTTTGTTGATAGGGTTGAACATGTACTTCCTACACAACCAACCGAGAACGAAATAAAGGTAAATGATAGTATTGCTAGTGATATTCCAGTAAGTCTGGAAACATTGAAACGGTTTAAGAAGGATGAGGAAGTACGAACCAAGAAACCTAAGATGAAAGAGAAGGAACCAGTATGGTGTGACGCGAGGAAAAGTGAATATTTTTATGTGAATTCGCAAGGCAACCTTTTTCCGTGTGCGTACATTGCTAGAGATGTAATGGAACACAAATTATTTCCTTATCATCCTATTGACTATACATACAATTTCAAGTATAATGATGGGACGAAATTTAATATCGGTGAGATAATTTATAACCATGACTTTGAGAACATAAGTCAACACTTGAAGAGGAAACCCCTCAGCGTTTGTACCAGAAATTGTGGAGATTGCCATGCGAGTTAATGTAGTTTGTAGTAAATGGGGAGAAAAATATGGCCCGCACTTTGTTAACCGTCTTTATAACATGTCTAAGCGCAATACACCTTCGACAATGGATTTTCATTTCTACTGTTATACGGACAACGATAAGGGATTATTACCAGATATTAAGGTTATACCATTTCCCGATATCCCTACCATCCATCCTAAATACTGGTTCGGCGCTGACGAGTTTAAGTACGGCATGGCTCGCTGTTGGGACAGGCCTAAAACTTTCGTTTTTAATACTCACAATTTCGGCCCAGATAAGCCGACAGGACGCTTCATCTTCTTTGATTTGGATGTAATTATTCAGAATGATATTACACCACTTCTAACTTACAACACAGAACAACCAACTAAAATGCGGTCTTGGTGGCAAGACCCGAAACCCATGAAGACTAGACAATTTAAACTAGCACATGGTGCGTACACGAATGGAAGTTGTCAAGTATGGAGTGATGACCAATGTGAACCTATATGGGAAGATGTATTAGAAAACCAAGAAAAGATATGGTTCACATATACAGATGGGACTGATAACTATCACTCTTGGAGATGGGGTGAGTATGGTGCTAAACTATGGGATTACTTTCCATCATGGATGGCGTACTCATATAATAGAGGTAGGTCATGGGATGAAGATGATTTGAATGTGGGTATATACAGACCCAATTGTATTTTGTGTGTATTTAATGTAGATTTGTTACCGTTTGAGGATGAAAGCAGAGGACACACTAAACAAGATGACCTCGCAGACCCCAAACTATTAGAACATTGGAGGTAGAAATGAAAAAACTTTGGAAACTATGGTGCATGTCTTTAGGAGAAAAGGCATCGGATGATTCACACGAGGCTGATATGGTTGCAATAATGAGAACCATAGTTGTCTTGGTAAACTTCTTCACCTGTTTCTTTATTATATCGGGAGTATTGAGACATTGGTAATGATGAGTCCAAATTGGTTTATAGCCGAAGAACAGATATCAAAACATAATTGTATCTGGACAGGTGAGGTATCTATGGATACCTTGAATTATTATAGAAAGTTTGTGGGTGAAACTTCAAACAATTATAACTTAGCAGGACATCTGGATAAACAAATAAGAATTGAGGATATGCCGTGGGAGGTTAAAGAAGATATTATGAGTCACTTCTACAGACAAGAAGTACAACGGTATATGAAGATACATAAAGACACAAGTCATCCGTTATTACCTATTGGTTTAGAAAGCGTATGGATTAACTATCAAAAGAAACACGAATTCAATCCTATGCACAATCATGGCGGATTGTTTTCATTTGTAATTTTTATCAATATTCCGTATAACTTGGAAGATGAAGATAAATTCTTCCCAGAAAAACAAGACCCAAAAACTTCAAGGTTATGTTTTGTGGTAAACTCACCAATGGGTGTACCAGAAGAACTGGCAATAAATGTTGACCAAGGGTTTGAAGGAAAGATGATTTTGTTTGATGCAAAACTGCCACACATGGTTTATCCCTTTTATACTTCAGATGGTGAAAGGATTACCGCGTCTGGTAATGTAGTTTATGAGAGGGAACCATTTTGAATATCTACACAGTAAAGTGGGGTGACAAGTATAACTATCAACATGTCAATAATGTATATGAGGCGTGTAAAGAATTTTATACACCCCCAGATGGACACTTCGATTTCTTTTGCCTAACAGAAAATCCAAAGGGGTTAGATAAGAACATTACGCCACTCGCATTGCCTGGCGGAAACAAACTAGTGAAGTGGTGGAATAAGATGTACCTCTTTGACAGTAACATCGTCACGCAGAAAGGTGAAAAGATGTTCTTTGATATTGATACTATCATTCAGAAAGACATAACTCCTATCGTAAACTATGACCCAGAGGATTGTCTTTGTTTCGTAAAGACATACTGGCACGATTTAGAAACTCAATATAAAAACACTAGACACATTCCACATAAATATACAGATCTAAACTCTTCGGTTCTGAGGTGGAATGATAACTTAAACACAGAAGAGATTACAGAATACTTTAATAAATATCAGAAACAAATACTATGGTACTATCGTGGTCTTGATAACTTCTTTTATAACAGAAGAATAACCAAAATCAAATTGTTTCCTATAGGTTGGGTATATAGTTTTAACCAAGGCTATGTCTTCCCACACGATATAGATAAACACACATACCGCGAACTACCTTATGTTTGTATTTTTGACTCAATGGGAAAAGGTGAAGATGTTAAATTTTAATTTTTTAAATAACTTTAAATACTGGGGCGAGGCGTTACATGTTATAGAAAACAAAATGCCTCACAAACTTGTAGATTTTAGACAATCTCTACAGGAAAATAATATGGATGCTTCAATCTGGTTGGTTGAAGAACTGAAAGAGTACTTGGAAGAATATTATACCAAACAAGGTAATCTTAGAATATTAATTCTTAATTCTTGGTTAGGTCTTCCTATGGTTCCTCTTTTATGTGAAAACTTAGATGTCGCACAAATTCATTTAGTGGACATGGATGAAGAGAGTATAAATCTTTCTAAATCATTTCACAAGTACTA